GGTTGTGGTGTTGTATCCGAGGAGTTCTTCGGCTGTGAGTTTCACTCGTTCGATATCTATGACGTAGTACAGGTTTGTTGTCGGCTGGTAAAGTATCCAGATGAGTGCCCAGAATTGTGTTGGGGATGGGTCTACTGCAACTATGGAGATTACGGGTGGGGCTAGTCCTGGGGGGATGATTCCGTGGTGGCGTTCGTTATCTATGCACCCTTGGTAGAGTACGCCGTCTGCTCCGATGCCGCCTGTTATCCATGTGCGGTCTATTAGATATGCTTCGTCGGCTAGGTCTTCTTGTTGGTAGATTATTCTAAATTTTTCTGGCGAGTTGTATCGCAGATAAGATAAATCTTTCCATGAAAGCCGTTTAGGGTCGAGTAAAGGTCCGTTAGGGTATGCGGGGGCAGAGATTTTTCGTGACGCAGGACCGCTATCCAAATCTGGGTAGTATGCCTGATAAATAATGTGTTTGTATTTCGATGACTTAGTGGGTTCTTTATTTGAAATGTGTTCGGGCAAGGTAACATCTGACCCATCGTAGTCTTCTTCTTCTACGTCGTAACTTACTTTTGCTAAACAATGGGCATACAGGTCACCTGAACCGAGTCTTTGTCCGATGACTGCGAGTAAACCACCTGGGTCGCATCGTGCTTCAGCCATTGAGTCCCATCTTTCTAAAAGTTTGTCGCGGGCAACAGACTCCCGACAGTTTTCGGTGGATGCAACGTCATCAAACAGGCATAAATCTGCTCGGTGTCCGATGAATTCTGCGTCAATACCGTATGCACGGACTGTTGGTTCTTTGTTATCTAACCCGTTGCCGTCATATTGTTCAACAATGAACTCGTCTGCCCGCCACAAAGCACCCTTATCAGACGGTTTAAACCGCCCGTAGTCAATAGAAAGGCATCCTTCGGCGTTAACCGCTAACCCTTTCTTAACTAACTCTGGGTCAGGTTGTATAGGTGCTGGTCTTTCCAAGGTTTCTCTGATGCGCCGCGAGTATTGTTTAGCCATTGCTTGCGAAATTGAGCCAATCATTACACGGATAGCCCTGTTGCGTACTATTGCCCACACAGCCACATCATGAAACAGGGTTGATTTGCCTGCGCCTGGCGGCACATTTAGTACAACGAACTCTTTTTCTTCAGCCTCCAACAACTCGACAAGGGTGACTGCTGCTTCTACCTGCCATGGTGACGGAACTCTACCCAAATAGTATTTTCTAAAAAAATCGAAATCCTGCAACCCACGTTTTGCTGCGTCACATAACCTGTCTAACGGTACAGCGGGTGGTAAATCCGCTGCTTCAGCCAAATCATTATCAGCATACCTTTGCATCCCACCCTGGTCACGTAAATGTTTACGGGCATGAAACTCGGCGTCCTCACGGCGAGCCTGCACAGCCTTCGAATTCTTCAGCCACCTCGACCCAGTATTCACATGGATACCAGAAATACGTGAAGCATCCAAAATACTTGAACCCGCCGCTATCGCCTGAAAGAAACGTGCCTTATCTGCGGACGAAACATTACGGCGAGTACCCATAAACGTAGATACTACTTTATTTCAAAAAATATAAAACTTTATCTTCCGTGTTTACGAAGACCGCCACCAGGTATACCCGAACCTTCACCTCTGCCAACAGCACCAGGACCATAATTTGACGGGGCAAGTTTTATCGACGCATAACGTCGTTCGTATTTGAGGTTAGCAATTTCTTTTTGAAGGTCTTTAACCATATAAGGCATATCAATTTTAGCCTTTTGAAGTTGCGCATCATATTTCGCAATCTTTGCGTCATACCACGGTTTAGTGTATTTAACATCGTCATCAGAAGAAACACCAGGTTTCACAGATTTTTTGTAATCCGCAAGAGAACCCTGATAATCAACTTTTTTATTCTTTGCCATGTTGCAACGATAACATACCTGTGTTACACTCAACACACACCCGTCGGGATGACGGCAAACAAACAGTAATCTTCACGGCTGTACACCACTTGCAAGGTGCGGGGCATCAACACCAGGAAACTGGGGTAGACCTTCATGTCATGTGAAGGAGCAGCGAACTAACGTCAACTAGTAAAAACATGGTGTCGGCTAAAAACTTTGGCTTACGGCTACCAACCTCGACAAAAGGTGAAACGTGGGGGGAAAGCATAAACCTTTCTCGGCTACCAACCCAAACAACCTGCCGCGCCGCAAGCGGCTTGCCCACAACAAAACACAAACCAACCCACAAAAAACCCACACCCCCCGCCACCAAAACACAACCCACCAACGCCTCTTTTTTTGCCCTTTTTTTCTAAGAGTGTGACCCTACAAAAACAGTATATCTATGTATATGGGTGGGGTCTCGCGGCACATGCCCTAGTTCGTGCGCTTGTGTTTGTGTGTTTGTGCTTGTGTGCTTGTGTTTTCTTGAACATATGTTCGCCAAACAAGTGTTCTCCTCACCCAGAGTAGTTACCCAACCACAAAAATAAATAACCCTAGCGCCGTAGTAGTAATTCTGGCAGGTCGCCTAATAGTTATGTCAAGTTTGAATAGTTATGTAAAGTAGCGGAGTGTTTGTTAGGTTTGCCTGACAGTGTGACAAGTGTCACAAAAGAATTTTGTGTTTTGACTTGACAAACTCTTTTCTTGTCGCTATAGTTATAGATGTAAGGTTATATAAACCAAAAGACAGGGGAAAGCATGACACGGAAAGATTACGAAATGATAGCGAAAGTGATTTCGCAAACAAAAGAATTTTACGAAAAGGATATACCATACAATTACATGGTCTCGCAAGTTCAACTTAGCGGAAGCATATCTTCAAGACTTGTAGACCATCTTTCAGACGCATTGAAAGAAGAAAACCCGCGTTTTAATCCTGAGAGATTCCGCGAGGCTTGCGGACTCTAGAGTTATCGCCTAGCCTTTAGAGGTAGTCGCGTCATAGCGACACTAGGCACAAGGTAGCAATACCGAAGAACATCAACCAACAGATAGGGGAAAGAATGACATATTCACTGCAATATCACAATGACGCAATGTCTGGCAGACATTTTGTCAACATTTTGAGGGACGGCGAAATGTCCGCTCAAGCAATGGCAATGACGACCGATGAAATCGGGAAAGTGGGAATTTTCTACAGTGTTTTATTGGATGGAAATTGGTCACGAACAGAATTTGAACTTTCAACACTGACCGAATGGGTAGAGAGGTTCACGAAATGACCGATTCAACCATAGTATTTGAACACACTCGCCTATGCGGTAATTGGGTAGCGAAATGCACCGAATGCGAATTCGTGAGCGTTTATTGGGAAGAGGCAGAAGAATTAGAACACAATTGCCAAGAGTTTACAAAATAGTTAGGTTAGCCCTACGCTAAAGGCGTGCCGATTCAATTCGGGCTAGGGCACGAAAGACAACAACAACAACGAAAGGGAAAATATGATAGACGATACAGAAGAGGAAACTAAAGCACTACAGCAATGGCGCGAAATGCAAAAACGTCAATCGGAAGAATCAGAAACAATACAAGCAGAACACAACCAAGCATGGAAAGAATTGTGCGCTAAGCATAACGCCGAACGCGACGAACTAAACAAACTAATCAAAAGCATATTCAGAAAAGGGGCAAGCAATGAGTAATCTATATGCAATAGAAACCGAAACGCACAGCGAATCAACTATCACTCACCTAATCGCCTACGGGCAACAATTAGAGGGGCGATATGGCAGATGGCAGGCGTTATGCGGGCGACATATTGAAGGCGAGATATGGGGTGCGGGTAGCGTAGATGGCGGGCGTTGCAAGCATTGTGTGAAAACATACGTTCGGGCAGGCTTGCGATGATAGTAGACGATAATTTTGTGTGCATAGTAATGTTCGCACTAGTCGGGGTAATCTATCTCGCTTACAAGGTCGGCGAGTATGTCGGGCAAATGAAGTGTGACAAATGGCACAAACATTAGACTTGACAACATCAACTATCTGTGATACAGTAGTACATATCAACATAACGAAAGGGATAACAGAATGGGACAGATAATCATAATGGGAATCGGTTTTGACCAGCCAACGGTCGCACTACCAATGACCGCAACAAAAGAGCAAATAGTAAACGCGATACTTAACACAACAAAAGAGGAAGAAGAAACGGGGAGCGATGACTAGTGCAGAAGAACTAAAGGAGAACATAGGCAGACACGGCTTGCTCGCAGTATCGGGGACAGCACTAAAGTTTGTGGTCACCATTCTTGATGCACGCTCTCGCTATGGGCATCTTGATTACAAGGTGCGCCCGATAGCAGGCGAAGGCGAAACTTGGCACGCGAGCACCGCCGTGCAGGTGCTTGAAATTGTAGACATTAATCAATAAACAAACAACAAACAAAAGGGGAAAGCAATGGAAACTACAGAAGAAACAGAAAAACTATATACATATGAAGAGTATTTGTTAGAACATTATTTCGGCGAAGGCGACCCAATGGAAGCGTTCCGTCACTACCTATACAACCAACACGAAGAACAAAGCAAACTAAACGAAGACGACTGGGGAGATAGGTTCTCTAGTTTTGAAGACTCATATGTCGGCTGTATGCCGTTTAGAGATTATGTTGAAGAAACTTTTTTAGAAACAAACGAAGTCCCGAAACATCTTGAAAGTTATATAGATTATGACGCAGTTGCACGCGACTGGGAACTCGGCGGAGATTTCTGGACAGTCTCGGATGGTATGGGTAACGACTACATATTCAGGAGTTACTAATGAATATCTACAGCGTATCGGTATGGAATTTAGAAAAGATATATGCAAAGTCAGAAGAAGAAGCAGTCAAAATAATCAGACAAGAATTCTACGACGGCGCATATCGTGCCCGC